ATTTACATTATTAGAATGTCATGTTAACCTTGACCTAGAAGGCTTTGAGGACCGAGGACCCGAAGGGGAAATGACTGGAATAAAGCTTCCTTATATTGTAACGGTCGATGAGTATTCTACAAAGATTCTATCTATTAGAAGAAACTACGCTGTTGGCGATCCATTAAAAAAGAAAATCCAATACTTTGTTCATTTTAAATTTTTACCTGGGCTAGGATTCTATGGCTTTGGTTTAATCCATATGATCGGTGGATTAAGTAGAACTGCAACTGCAGCACTAAGACAATTATTAGATGCCGGAACTTTAGCAAACTTACCTGCTGGGTTTAAGCAAAGAGGAATAAGAGTACAAAACGATGTACAAGCAATTCAACCTGGAGAATTCAGAGATGTAGATGCGCCTGGTGGCAGCATCAAAGATGCATTTATGATGCTTCCATTTAAAGAACCGTCTCAAACTTTACTTCAACTTATGGGTGTCGTTGTATCAGCCGGGCAAAGATTTGCCGCGATAGCTGACTTAAATATAGGAGATGGGAATCAACAAGCGGCCGTTGGGACGACAGTAGCGCTGTTGGAAAGAGGAAGTAGAACTATGTCTGCAATCCACAAAAGATTGTATGCTAGTTTAAAGAATGAGTTTAAACTTTTAACTAAAGTTTTTAAAACATATCTACCTCAAGAGTATCCATATGATGTTGTTGGTGGACAAAGACAAATTAAAGTTAGTGACTTTGATGACAAAGTAGATGTTGTACCAGTAGCAGATCCAAATATATTCTCGCAGACTCAAAGAATATCTATGGCACAAACAGAATTACAATTAGCACAATCGAATCCTCAAATGCATAATCTATATGAAGCCTATAGATCTATGTATTCAGCGATCGGTGTAAAAAATATAGACTTAATTTTAAAACCACCTGTCAAACCAGTTCCAAAAGATCCTGCGGTTGAACATATTGATGCAATCACAGGACAAAAGTTTCAAGCATTCCCTGGACAAGACCATAGAGCTCATATGACAGCACATTTAGCATTTATGGGAACTAATATGGCTAGAAATAATCCACAAATCCAAGCAATGTTAGAAAAAAATATTTTTGAACACATTTCTTTAATGGCTTTGGAGCAAATTGAAATGGAATTCCAAAAAGAAATAGTAGAAATGCAACAAATGGCACAAAATCCACAGATGATGCAGAATCCACAGACAAAACAACTAATGCAACAGACTAGTTTAAAGATAGAATCTAGAAAAGCTGTGTTAATTGCAGAAATGATGGAAGAATATCTAAAAGAACAGAAAGAAATCTTAGGAGATTTTTCAAATGATCCAATTGCTCAACTTAGAGCAAGAGAACTAGACCTTAGAGCAGCAGATAATGCTAGAAAAGAAGAAGAAGGTCAGGAAAGACTTAACCTTGACAAAATGAGAGCGTTGATGAATCAACAAAATCAAGAAAACAAGCTTGAGCAAAACGAAGATCTAGCAGAATTAAGAGCAGCTACTTCGCTAACCAAACAAGTCATGGCTGATGATAGCAAACGACACGATTTTGGTAGAAATTTCAAGAAAAATTAATTATAATATTATTAAGGAGAAACATATGATCAAAAAAGCAAAAGATCCTAAAGCTGTTACAGAATTAGGTGTTGGTAAAGATGGTTATAAAACAGGCGGTGTTGTTATCGAAGCTACTGATCCTACTACATCACAAATAGTTGATGTTAAAGGGACTAGAAGAATGAGAGCAGATAAAAAACCTGTTAAAGCTACTTGGTATTAGGTTATGTGGTTATCGGCAATTAAATTAGCCGTTTCTGCTGGCAGTAAAATCTATGCTAACAAGCAGAGAACGAAGATGGCTATGTCAGATGCACAACTGATGCATGCTACTAAGATGGCCCAAGGGCAAGAAGCTTACCAAGGAAAACTTTTAGAAGCACGTCAATCGGACTGGAAGGACGAGGCGGTTTTGATAATTTTAAGTTTGCCCGTGTTGGTGCTGGCCTGGGCAGTCGTATCGGATGATCCGACCGCAATGGACAAAGTCAAATTGTTTTTTGACATGTTCTCACAGCTCCCGTCATGGTTCACCAATTTGTGGATCCTTGTCGTGGCGAGCATATATGGTATAAAGGGTACACAAATATTTAGAAACGGAGGAAAAAAATGAGACAAAACGGAATAAGAAGTAATGTAAGATTTCCATACGGAAGTTCTGGTATAAAAAAACAAGGTGCTAATGATAGACTTGATGAATCTTTAGGAGAAAGAAGAGGAAAAGAATCTACAAAAACACAAAGTTATAAATCTAGAAGAGATGAGTCTAGAGGAGCGAGTAAATAATATGAAAAATACAGGAAGAGAAAATCTTTTAGAAGAAGTAGGAAGACTTGACGCTAGAAAAAATCCTAACTCAAATGACAGAGCAGAAAAAAGAAGAGTCATGAGTGAAATAAAAGACGGCTACAAAAAAGGTGGCAAGGTCAAAAAGAAAAGAGGATGTGGTATGGCTAAGAGAGGATTCGGTAGAGCATAATGGCTGGAAAACCTATTAGTAAAAAGAAAAACCCTGGTTTAGTTAAGTTAGCTAAAAAAAACCCTAAGTTAGCAAAAAAATTTGGATACAATCCAAAAAGAATGGTTGCTAAAAAAGGTGGCAAAGCTAAATAATGGCTAAACTTTGCGCAAGAGGCAAGGCTGCAGCAAAACGTAAGTTTGATGTTTATCCTTCTGCTTACGCGAATATGTATGCATCTAAAGTGTGCAAAGGAAAAGTAAAAGCTAAAGATGGAGGATTTATAGCTAGAGGTTGTGGCAAAGTAATGTCCAACAGAAGAAAGAAAACAAAGATTGCATAATGGGCGATTTAAAAAAATGGGTAGATCAAAAATGGGTAGACATTGGAGCACCAAAGAAAGATGGAAAATATCAACCGTGTGGAAGAAAATCAGCTAAAGGAAGTAAACGTGCGTATCCAAAATGCGTACCAATCGCCAAAGCAAGAAAAATGTCAACTGGACAAAAACGTTCAGCAGTTACACGTAAAAGAGCTGCTGGCAATCCTGGTGGCAAACCGACGAATGTTGCAACATTTACAAAAAGAAAAAAAGTAAGTATGGGAGGTTTAATATAATGACTATTAGAAAAACTACCAAAGGACCTGGAGCAAATTACAGACCAACAAAGTCTGGTGCAGGTATGACAGCTAAAGGTGTCAAGGCTTATAGAAGAGCAAACCCTGGATCAAAATTAAAAACAGCAGTAACTGGTAAAGTTAAACCAGGATCTAAATCTGCAAATAGACGTAAGTCATATTGTGCTAGATCAGCTGGACAATTAAGAAATTCATCAGCTAAAACAAGAAACGATCCTAATTCTAGAATAAGACAAGCTAGAAGAAGATGGAAGTGTTAATGAAAGCTACTTTATTAGATGCACTTGAAGCTAGATACGAAGCACAAATATCAGAAGCTGACGCTACATTAAAAATATATTTAGAACATCCTGTTGGAATTGGTGAGCACCCACAACATTTAGATGAGATAGATAAACTGTTTCAAAAAATTGCAGATGCTCAAGAAAAGTTAAAAGTAATTGAAGATTTTAGAGAGGAAAGAAGTGCCCTTTAGATCTGAGAAGCAACGAAAGTTTATGTACGCCAATAAACCTGAAATAGCAAAAAAATGGGATAAAAAATACGGCGGTAAAATAAAAAAGAAAAAAAGAAAGAAGAGAAAATAATGGACGGAATGAACATAGTAATATCAATACAAAAAGACCTTAAAGATAGACTTAATAATATTGGTGACGCAATCCTAGCTGGAGGGGTTGACAATATGGAAAAATATAAGTATCTAATAGGACAGGCACATGCCATACAATTAACATTACAGGAAATCTCTAACCTGCTAAATAACAAGGAGCAAAAAGATGAGTCAGGAAACGTTGTCGACCTCAGTCGAGGAACCAAAAACTAAATCCGCTTTATTAGAAAAATATAAAGAAGAAAAAAAGGAAGAGAAAGAACCTTTAAATCCAGAAAACATTAAGGATACCGTTAGTGAATTACCTGAACCTTGTGGTTACAGGCTTTTAGTTTTACCTTTTACACCAAAAGAAAAAACTAAAGGTGGTATTATTATTGCGCAAGAAGCTTTAGATAAAGCTAGAATTGCAACTAACTGTGGTTACGTTTTAAAAATGGGACCACTAGCGTATACGGACAAAGAAAGATTTTCATCTGGTCCGTGGTGCAAAAAAGGTGATTGGGTAATCTTTGCAAGATACGCCGGATCACGATTACCAATAGAAGGCGGTGAAGTCCGTCTATTAAACGACGATGAAGTATTGGGTACTATTAAAGACCCAGAGTCTGTACTTCATTATATTTAACCCATAGGAGAAACTATGCCAGACACAGAAGAAAACAAAAAATCAGAACAAGTAGTTGATATTGATACATCGGGCCCAGCGGTTGATGTAGAATTACCTGAATCAAAAACACAAGAAGTAGAAACGGATAAAACATATGAAAACGAACGTGAAACAAAGCTTGAAGACAATAATAAGTCCGATGATACAGTTGAGAAATCTGATGAGCAGTTGGATGTTCGAACTGAACAGGACGACACGAAACCAGTTGAAGAAAAAACTGAAGAAAAGAAAAACGAATTAGAAGAGTATAGCGACGGAGTAAAAAGAAGAATTGCTAAACTTACTAAAAAAATGCGTGAGGCAGAAAGGCAAAGAGATGAAGCCACAACTTATGCAAAAAGCGTTTTACAAGAAAAAAATCAACTTAATAAAAGATTATCTACTTTAGATACTGGTTATGTATCTGAAATGGAAAATAGAATTAAGTCTGCTATGGAAGCAGCTGTTTCTAAACTAGGTAAAGCTAGAGAAGATGGTGACCTTAAATCTGAGGTTGCTGCTCAAACCGAGATATCTAAACTTGGATATGAGACTGCTAGATTAACAGAACTACAAGCAAAAGAAGAGGCTAAGGCACCTGCTAGAGAACAAGAAGTAAGAACTCCTGTTCAACAGCAACCTCAAGAAGCACCAATTAACCCTGATCCAAAGGCTCAAAAATGGGCTAGTGATAACAGTTGGTTTGGTACAGATGAGCCTATGACTTTTACGGCTTTTGCTTTACATAAAAAATTAACCGAAGAAGAAGGTTATGATCCTCAAACTGACGAATATTATTCGGAAATAAACAAGAGAATAAGACTTGAATTTCCCCATAAGTTTGATAAGATAGAGGAACCACAGACTAGTAAACCTACACAAACCGTTGCTTCGGCAACGCGTAGTACAAAGACTGGTCGCAAAACTGTGAGACTCACGCCATCACAGGTAGCAATTGCTAAAAAATTAGGTGTGCCACTAGAAGAATATGCGAAACAATTAAACATCACGAAGGAGGCTTAAGCATATGGAAAACAATAAAACAAATACCTCACGTGCGAGTCAAACTAGGGTTAAAAACGAACAACCAAAAGTTTGGGCTCCACCATCATCTTTAGATGCACCACCTGCACCCGACGGTTATCGTCACAGATGGATAAGAGCCGAGTCAATGGGTTTTGATGATACAAAAAACATGACTGGTAAAATCAGATCCGGATGGGAGTTAGTTAGAGCTGACGAATATCCAGAAACTGAATATCCAACACAAAAAGACGGGAAGTATGCAGGAGTCATCGGAGTTGGCGGCCTATTGCTGGCTAGGATACCAGAAGAAATCGCTAAGTCGCGTGAAGCTTATTATAAAAAGCAGACACAAGATAGAGACGACGCAGTTAATAACGATTTGATGAAGGATCAGCACCCAAGTATGCCTATCAATCAAGATAGACAAACTCGTGTAACCTTCGGTGGTACAAAGAAAGACTAATTCTTTAGTAATTTCTAAGTCCAACGAATAAATTAACTAACAAGCTATATAATAAGGAGAATATATTATGGCAGCAAATCAAGTAACAGGGTTTGGACTAAGAATGGTAATGAATCTCGGAAATACTCCGGCGACTTCAGGACAATCTGAATACAAGCTTAAGTCAGGACTTGGCGTTGGTATTTTTAAAAATAACATAACTTCTATCCAAGATTCGGGTGGAGATGAAGGTTATTTACAAGATGCATCTTTCGCTACTACTGACGACGGCGGTAACGGCGGAGCTACTTACTCAAACAGTGGACATTCACCAATTATCGGCGTATTCAACGGTGCCTTTTATGTTGACAACTCTACAAGTAAGCCTACATGGGCTAACTCTGTAGCGTCTGGAACAACATTTGGTACTGACTACAATACAGGCAGCAATGATGGTTGTGCTTATGTAAACGACAATCCGTTTCAAGAGTATGCAATCAAAGCTGACGCAGCAGTAACTCAATCTATGTTTGGAGACGCAGGGTACAACTGTACTAGTACTACCTCTGGTGGTGCAGTCGATCCAATTAGTGGACAGTCTACTGTTAAACTTAACATAGCAGGTGGTGCAGCAGGAACTAAAATGTTTAAATTAGTTAGAAGTGCTGACGAACCTAAAAATAATGATCTATCTGTACTTAACGGCAATGTAATTGTTGTACAAGCTGCAGCTAGTAATTTATATAACTAATAGCGAATAAGGAGAAATAAACTATGGCTATATCACGAGCACAACTAGTTAAAGAACTAGAGCCTGGTCTGAATGCTTTATTCGGATTAGAATACAAAAACTATGCTAACGAGACAGCAGAAATATTTGATCAAGAATCATCTGACAGAGCTTTTGAAGAAGAAGTAATGTTAAGTGGTTTTGCAAATGCTGCTGTAAAACCTGAAGGTCAAGGCGTAACTTACGACGATGCGCAAGAAACTTTCACAGCTCGTTACACAAACGAAACGATCGCGCTAGCGTTTGCAATCACTGAAGAAGCGATTGAAGATAACTTGTATGACAGACTTGCGTCTAGATATACAAAAGCACTAGCAAGATCTATGGCGAACACTAAGCAAGTTAAAGGCGCGGCTGTTCTAAATAATGGTTTCAATGGATCATTTGCAGGTGGAGACGGAAAAGCTTTATTAGCTACCGACCACCCAACTCTTTCTGGATCTTTCAGTAATGAGTTAGCAACTGCAGCTGATTTAAACGAAACTTCATTAGAACAATCGTTAATTGACATTGCAGCGTTCACTGATGAGAGAGGCCTAAAAATTGCGGCTAGAGGAATGAAAATGATTATTCCTTCTGAGTTACAATTTACTGCTGAAAGACTTATGAAGTCTGAAGGTAGAGTAGGTACAGCTGATAACGATATCAATGCACTTAAAAACATGGGGATGATTCCTCAAGGTTATGTAATAAATCATTACTTAACTGACCCAGATGCATTCTTTATCAAAACAGATGTTCCAAATGGTCTTAAACATTTCGTTAGAGCACCTATCAAAACGACTATGGAAGGTGACTTTGATACTGGAAATGTTAGATACAAAGCTAGAGAGAGATATTCTTTTGGATTCTCTGACCCTAGAGGTATCTTCGGATCTCCAGGAACAGCGTAATAATTATATTTTTGTGGCGGGACATAGTCTCGCCACAATTACTAAATAGAAAGAAAAACCATGAAAAAATTCCTAATAAACATATACGCTTACGATCATCACGGTAGATTTGAAGTAGAATCTAATGATGACGCGGTTTCTCTAGAACAAGCAATAGTTGACAAACTAGGAGAAAACAGTATAAATTGGGAATCATCGGGAATGTTTTCAGATGTTCCTTATCGAATAACCTATGAGGAGGTTAGTAATGATACAAGACCTATACAAAGCAAAAAGGTCCTTGGAGTTGAAGTGGGAAC